CCCGACAAGCGGCTGCAATCGGCGTGGCCGTCGGCAAAAACCAAGCGGTTAGCCAGCTGGCCGTTGATTTGCTCCGCCGCAAATACGGCAAAGAATACGTTGCCGAGATCGCTCCGAACAAGAAAGGCGGCAAGGTTTACGGACGTGCCGTGGCGATGGTGGATGCTCACGACTTGACCAAGCGCCAGCCGTCGGATCGCGTGGCTAAGGCTTTGAAATCCGAAGACTGCCGCTCGGCGTTGATGATGCTTATGCGGGCAAAGGCGCAATGGCGGTTGAAGGAAATGATTTACGGCGTATCTTTGTAATCGATTCCCGCCGTGGACAAACGAACACACTTTGCAGATTTTGGTTCTTCATAAAGATTTTTGTTTTCCCCCGTCGCTGGTGCACTCTCGCGGCGGTTTTTATAGGAAGGCTGGTGTAATGGGCATATTTGGGGACCCTTTTTGGGATGCATCCTTAAGGAGCGGGTTCGAATCCCGCCCTTCCTACAATTTTAACACGAGGCTGGTATCGGAGCTGGTAAAGGCTAATTTATGGGCGCCTCAATCCAAGCGGGTTCGACTCCCGCCGCCTCACAAATACCGAGTTATGGAACCGACAAAACCGACATCGAACAAAAAGGAATTTTTGGAGGCACTCAAACGATGTGCAGGCAACGTTTCCGAGGCCACCAAGCAAGTCCCGATACATCGGAGCACGCATTACGATTGGATCGAACAGGACCCCGAATACGCTGCCGCCGTTGACGCAATCAAGGAAAGCCTAATCGACCGCGCCGAGGGCGTACTTCATAGCCTGATCGGAGAAGGCAACGTGCCCGCAGTCCTGTTTTTTCTCAAAACACAGGGCAAAAAACGCGGATACATTGAACGCACGGAAACGGACGTGACCAGCGGCGGCCAACCGATCAACTTCGTGACCAAGGTCGTGCAAAATAACACGCTGGCCAGTGACGAATGAAATGCTCGCGGGGCCGATCTACCTTTGGGCTTTGGAGCGCGCCGAACGGTCGATCCAACAGTCCAACGGCGACAAAGTGCCCGTGTACATCTTGCAGGGCGGCACCTCCTCGGGAAAGACGTACAGCACGCTGCAATGCTTGTTCGTAATCGCGGCCAAATACGGCAAAATGGGCGGAGAGCCGACGATCATAACCGTGGTGGGTCAAGACGTGCCCAACCTGAAACGCGGGGCCATAACGGACGCGGCAAACATCGCGGTCAACTTTGAGCCGGTTATTAAGTCGTACAACAAGACGGACAAGACGTACGAGTTCGCCAACGGCGCCAAGATCGAGTTCGTGAGCTACGAAACGTGGCAGGACGCCAAAGCGGGGAAGCGGCATATCTTGTTTGTGAACGAGGCCAACGGCATACGGCACGAGGTCTTCGAACAATTGTTTATCCGCACCAAGGTAGCTGCGTTTGTGGATTACAACCCCGACGCCGAGTTTTGGGTGCATACGATGTACAAGGCCGAGGCCGTAAGGCAAGGCAACTTTTGCCGATCGACGTACAAGGACAACCCATTCCTGCCCGCCGCGCTGGTCGCATCTATCGAAGCGAAGCGCGACAACGCCGAATGGTGGAGGGTGTACGGCGAGGGCCGAACAGGAAAAACCGAGGGCCTGATCTTCAAACGGTCGGAGCCGTGGGACGTGTTTCCCGAAGATGTGACGCGGTTCGGTTACGGCCTCGACTTTGGTTTCTCCGAGCCACTGGCACTTGTCAAGTGCGGACTGGCGGCCGAAACGATCTATGCGCAGGAGATCGCCTACGTGACGGGCTTAACGCCTCGAGCGATCGTCCAACTGTTCGAGCAGCACGGTATCCCCAAGGTCGCCCCCGTGTGGGCCGACGGCGCACGGCCCGAGATTATTGCCGAAATGCGGCGCGCCGGGTACAATATCCGACCTGCCACCAAAGGCCCCGAGAGCGTGCTCAACGGCATTATGCTGCTCAATGAATATCCGATGCGGTTGATCGGCCACAACCTCAACCGAGAAGCCCGTGCGTACAAATGGGCGACCCACGCGTCCGACGGTCGGATGCTCCAAAAGCCCGCGCAATCGGACGACCACGCCCTTGACGCCCTGCGATATTGGGGAGTGATGAATTTGGGGCGCAAAGGCAGCGGAAAAATTATATCTTTGTAATCAATTCACACCTAAACACAACGTTATGAGCAATCTCAAACACATCGATGCCGTCCAAGGCTTCAAAAATGCCCTCGAAGCGATGGTCGCCGAGGGTGAAATCCGTGCCGATTACGGCAACCAGCTGCTGCGCCTCATGCGCTCGGGCATGCCGAAATACGCCACGGCCTGCGGCTTTGGCGGCGGTTACGACTTCGTCCTTCGCAACCCTACTCGTCCGTCGCTTTCGCGTCGGGAAGTCGAGGCCCAAATCCGCGCCAACGGCAGCAACACGCCGCCCCCTGCGCCCGTGCAAAAAAAAAGTGTAGAACATGTGGGGGGTATTAGCCCGACCATAGAAGTTCCCGTCACCAGTGGCCGCGACTTTTATGCCGAACGCGTTGCAAGCAAGTATGGGCAAGAAGCAGCGGATGCGCTTAAATCCGTCCCGTCGTACACTTTGGAAGGACTGGCCGCAGAGTTTGGCATAACCGATTGGGAGGCCACCACGGTCAAACAGGCCGACCAGATCCGCGATTTTGCCCGCAATCTGGGCATTACGGCCGGCCCGAACAGTAAGCCGCTCACCATCGCCCAAAAAATCGTCGCCGCATACGCATGAACCAACTTGCAGCAATCGCGCCCAACGGCGACACGCTTATTTTCGACATCCCCAGCGATGCGACGGAGATAGCCATAGGGCCATTCTTTGAAACGCACATCGCTTTCCACGCCCTTCGCGCCGCTCTCATGGCAGATGCCGAGGGCAAAGCGGGTCCTGTTCCATTGTCCGCCCACGTGGCCAACCTTGCTTGGACGCTCCGCCACCACACCAAAGGACAAAATCCGTTGGAGCTGAAGCTCACAGGCAGCAGCGAAGAGGATGTGGCCACCATGCTGATGGGGGCCGCAGAGGCTATCGCCAACTGCATGGCACGGTACGACACCAAGGTGCCCGAAAACGAATTTGAGTTTGGCGGGAAAAAGTGGTACCTGTGCGAACAGGCCGTCAACTACAAAAAGAAGTCGGGCGATGGGTTCACGGTCAAACAGGCCGCCCAAACGATGCTGTTGGAGGAGTATTTCAACAACTTTTTGGAGCATAAGCTGGCCAAAGAAGTCGAGCGGGTAATCGAAGAGCGGTGCGCTATTTCAGCGTCCGAATTGTTTCTTACGCCCACGCGCATATTTCTTGCGCAAATGGCCCTGTTTCTTCGCAATTCGCCGAACGAGGAGCTGCCAAAGACACAGGAGGCGTTCGACCATTGGCACGCGGAGCGCATCAAAGAAATCGAGCAGATGCCCCTCTCCATTGCGGTCGACATCCGCAATTTTTTTTTACTTACCTCAATGCCCTCGCCGCCGACCCAATCTTCAAAAACTGGTTCCAGCCTCCCCGACCGCCCCATTTCAAAGAAGGCCCCGACCAAATCAAAATCCGCGCTTACCGAGAGCGCCACGAAGAAGGCAAAGGTCGGGAGCTTGCCATATACGGCCGCCTTTGGAAAACTGGGGCGTGGAAAACGTGGTGGGAAATGACCAACGCGCCGTTTTTTGACGCTATTCTGATCGCAATCGCAACCGAACACCCATGACAATAATCGACATATATCGGGCATTTGCCCTCGCCGTTGAGAACGCGCCGTATGTGCTGGAGCTTCAGCACCTGCGGCCCAACACGTTCGCCACGGTGAACTTTTACAGTGAATTGCAGTCCAACAACGGCGGCAAAACGCAGGTGGATGCGGAGGCGGGCACGTTCTTCTGCCGCCCGTACGCGGAAAGCGGGTACAGCGACAAGGAACTGAATCTTGAACATCCGCTGGTGTTGATGGAAGTCACGCAGGGCACGGGCACCATAGCGCAATATCGGTTGTCGTTTACGCTATCGGTTTTGGATGTAATTCTGCCGTACGACCAGACCACGCAAATGGCGCCGCGCACGGTCGAACAGATCGTAGCGGACTGCATTCAGATCGGCCTGAATACGATCAATTACGCACGGGCAACGGTTATCAACGGCGTTCCGCTCAATCGCTACATTCCGCCGTTTTCGGCGATGACTACCCGCCCGTTGACGGACGGATCCGTGCAGCGGCACGTGGGCGTTTCGTTTCGCTTCGAAGTGCCCATGATGGCCCCATGTTTGGATTACGGTGTTCCCGCGACGATCGACCCGCCGTCCTTCCCGCCGTGCTGCCGTGAGATCGAACTCCGCAATACGGGCGAATGGATCCAGTACCGCTACGTGACGACCGACACATGGATCGATTTGATCAGCATCGAAGACATAACGGGCCCAGCAGGTCCAGAAGGTCCACAAGGCCCACAGGGAGAGGCCGCGACAATCGAAGTCGGAACCGTGACCACGGTTCCGTATGGCGACCCTGCAACCGTCACCAACTCGGGCACCACCTCGGCGGCGGTGTTCGATTTTGAAATTCCCGAGGGGCCACAGGGCCCCGCTGGTCCGCTGGTGCCATTGTGCGATATTTTGACCGTCGGAAATACGGCGTGCCTCGACATCGACATGAGCCAAAACGATTTGACCAACGTCGGTTCGATCGACTTTGACACGTCGCCCGCCAACGCTGGGGCGGTCGCTCGAATGCAATGGAACGACACTGACGGCACGCTGGATCTTGGTTTGCTTGGAGGCAACGTGACGCTACAGGTCGGGCAGGAGATGGTGGCCCGTGTCGTCAACAAGACGGGCGGCAACTTGACGGAAGCGGCCTATGCGGTGGTGCGCATCGACGATGCCCAAGGTCAACGGCTGGCGGTGGACTATGCGCAAGCCAACACGGTCGCCAACGCACGGGGAACGCTGGGCGTGGTGACTGAAAACATCGCACAAAACCAAGAGGGCTTCGTAACGATCGCGGGGCAGGTGCGGGAAATCGACACCACGGGCGCCTTACAGGGCGAAACATGGAACGACGGTGACGAGCTGTGGCTATCGCCGACCGTCGCGGGTGGCCTTACAAACGTTCGGCCCACGGCGCCGAACTTCAAAGTGCCCGTCGCCTACGTTGAATACGCACACCAGAATCATGGCAAATTGTATGTTCGCCCCGGTGAGGCGCTCGGTTTTGACGACCTGCACAATCTGAACGAGACGGGCGCCGAAACAGCTGGGCAGGTTATGACGTGGCAGGCTGGCGGGTACGGTCAATTCGCTCCGCTGCCAAATCTCGAAAGACTGTACCTGAACAGCACGCCTGTGGTGGTCACGGGTACGCTTGTGCAAACAATCGCGCAGGTTATCTACATCCCCGCCAACACGTTTGCACCGGGCGATTTTATCGAGTGCACGTGGCGTATGTCAAAGACGACGAATTTAGCCAACGTCGGGGCGCGATTGAACATTAACACGGCGCTCACCACCGTCGGAATGCAGTTGATCGCTTCCGTCACTTTTCAAACGACACAGGTTTTTTACCAATATCAACGTTCGCTCAATATCATTTCCAACACCAACACCCAGATGATCGTCAACAACGTCAACGCGACGACGGACTTCGGGCAAAACGCCCAAATCACCACGTTGAGCATCAACTGGGCGGTGGACCAATATATCTGGACGTTGATCGTTCCGCAAAACGTCGGCGATATTACGACCTCGAATATCTTAATGCTCAAACGCTCCCGCCCATGACTTCGATACCCTTTGGTGAAAACGGCGTACCGCTCGACCCGCCCAACCCACCTCGTCCGCTGCTTTTCACGGGCGATGCCCTTTGGGCGTTCGATAGCATGGACGAGTTCGCCGAATGGCTGGCCAAAAACCAGCCTATCCCACCACCTCCTGACCCCGAAACGATCGAAGAATGATCACTGTTGCCGACTTTATGGACGACTTGGAAAACCTGCTCCAACAGGGCGTCCAAGATCTGATCACCGAGCTGAATGCGCAGGGCCACCAGAACACGGGGCGGTTGGCGCAATCTATGCAGGTGCAGATCAAAACCGAGGGGCAGACGATCGTCGGCGAAATTTCGGCCGAAAACTACCTCGAATACGTCAACCGACGGACCAAGCACAGTTTCATTTCCCGTGCGCAGATCGCGGGCCTCACGGCGTACTTCCAAAGCAAGGGTTTGTCGGGTAAGGACCTGCAAGCCGCGGTCTGGGGCACCGCCCGCAAACAGGTGGAGATCGGTTCGCCGTTGCCCGGATCGTTCCGTTTTTCCAACAACGGACGGCGTACGGCTGCTATTGAAATGGTCTTCGGCAACTTTGCCCAAACCGTCGAACAACAACTTGGCGGCCAACTTGAACAGAAGATAAACGAAGACTTTACCCGCATCTTCAAAAAACCATAGCCATGAGCCAAACAGTATTTTTCCGCATCGAGGCGACGGGCGTTGCCGACTTGGTCGACCAGTTGGGCCTTGCACGCCGTGAGGCGCAAGATCTGCAACGGCAGATGAAAGCGGCGGCCGACCCAGCGGAATACACGCGCCTCAACCGCGAGCTGGAGAACAACCGCCGCCAACAGAGTGCGATTACGAGCCAGATCCGTGAAACCGAGAAGGCGGCCGTTCACGCGGCCACGGCGGTGTCGGGCAGCTATACCGACCTTAACAGGCAGCTGGTCGAACTGCGAAAGAACTACCGCCAGTTGACGGCCGACGAACGCGCTTCCCCATTCGGCGAGAAGACGATCATGGAAATTCAGCGCCTTGACCAAGAGCTGCGGCAAATAGACGCTTCAATGGGTCAATTCCAACGCAACGTCGGAAACTACCCGGGCGGCAATCGCGGCATCGCGGCGTTCGGCACTTTGATCCAACAGACGGGCGGTCCGCTGGGGAACTTTGTCGGGCAGGTGGAGGGATTGACCGGTCCCATCGCGGGTATGGCCGAGAGCCTCGGATTTGCAGGGGCAACGGCGGGAGTTGCGGCTGGTGCTATCGCTGGCGTGGGCTTGGTGGCCGCCGCTGGCGTTGCCAAAGCGATGGAATACGAAACGGCGTTTGCGCAATTGTCGGCCACGCTGGGCGTGTCGGGCGATGAAGCGGACGCGCTCAAAGATCGGATTACGGAGCTGCAAACGATTACGCTGGACAACGGGGCAAGCATCGTCTCCACGTCGGCGCAAATCGCGGATTCGCTCACGGTAGTCGGTTCGGCCGCTCCCCAGCTGCTGAAAAACCAAGATGCGTTGGCAGCCGTTACGCGGGAAGTCATTATCTTCTCCAAGTCGGCAGGCACGGACATGGCAAATGCCGCACGCGTGGTGACTGGAGCCATGAACCTCTTCGGATTGGAAGCATCCGAAGCATCGCGCATAGTCAACGTGTTGGCCGCTGGCGAAAAGGAGGGCTCAGCAACCACCTTGGAGGCGGCCGACGCCCTCGAAAAGGCTGGCGGCGCCGCTAAATTGTCGGGTGTATCGATCGAAGAAACGACTGCCGCGATCCAGTTGTTGGCAAAGGATAGCCTCAAAGGCAGTGAGGCGGGTACACAGTTGCGAAATGTGCTGTTGAAGT